TTGTCAAGTTTTTTATACTCCAGAAGCACTTCCAGGCGCTTGTGGATATACAGGTGGTTTTTGAATCATAAAATCATCATCCCAACCGAATGCTTCTTTCACTACATCTTTTGATAAACCTTTGTAAACTTGATGTAATTTTTTATCTTTGGCAGCAATTAATAGTTTTGCTTCAGAATGACACAATCCCTCACACATTTGTATAAACATTTTTTCTTTCTGTGCTTGTGGTGTATCATTGTCTGCACCTTTAATGAAGTGCCAAAGTTTTTTTGATTCTTGAGCAAGAACTGTATGTTCTGTTCCTTCTGGTGCTTCATTTGGTGTATAAGGTACTTCACCCTCTGGTATTACCCATTCTTTTGTAGGGTCAAAAGATGCCTTTAACAACATTCTTAATGATGGTGTATCATTTGTTATTAGTGTTGCTACTTTTTCTACTTTTGTTTTTGCTTTATGTACTTTATTAAGTACATCTGAAAACAATAGTGTATGTGAATATGCCATTTTAAAATTCTCCAATTTGTTCAGTTAGACTTTTCAGTCTTTTATCTATAAAATAATTTAACAACTTACTTCTGTCACCACTAGTGGCAACATTGAAATCATCTAGAATCTTTTCTTCTAATTCTTCTGGAACATTATCCAGATTAATCAGTCTATCGTTTCTTTGATAATTTCGTTTCACTTCATTATCTAGTTCGTCAATTTCTTGAGCTAATATACTTTCAATTCTTTTAGATGTTAAAGGTCTTTGCCTTAGTGCATCTGTAAATGTATGGTCTGGTGATAATACATTAGGTATTCCATCTGACCTATCGCCTTTAAGTATATGTTCTTTTATATATACAACAGGGTCAACCCCATTTATATGTTTCTTTGTAATAGGACTATACTGTCGTACATTATTATATTTATGCAACTGAATAAAGTCCTTATCACCAGATACAATCATAATTTTTTCGTCTTGATACTTCTTACATAGTACAGCAATGATATCATCTGCTTCAGCACTATAGGTTTCTACAACTTTGTATGGTAGAAACTCATTGACTTCTGATTTGATGTCATTGAGTAATCCAAAAATCTTATCCCAATCTTTGTTATCTGATTCTCTACCTTTCCTACGACCTGCTTTATACTGTGGAAATACATCTCTACGCCAACAGTTTTTAGAATCGTATGTTATGACTACTTCACCATACTTTTCATTAAACATGCTACGATATAGTCGTACTGAATTTAATATCATATGCCTGACCATTTCTTCATCTAACTGATTGTCGTTCATATTCAAATGCATCATTACAGATGCAATTGTAATTTGATTCATGTCAATTAATATCATATTAAATCCCTATAATAATTTAGAAAGGGTGGTTTAAACCCACCCCACTAAAATTCTTAATAAATTAAGAAGCGTAACCTACGCCATTTCCATAAAGTGCTTTGATTCCAGCGGCAACAATTGCTTTATCTGCACCACCATTCATCAATACTTCACCGACACCAGCAGCAATAATTGCTTTTGAAGGTGTACCCATTCTATACGAAGTACCTTTAGAATCTTTGTTTATGTAAATCATAAAACCTTGACTTCTTAATTTGTCCACCATTGCTTGTGGCGAAGTTAGGTCAAATGTGTTTCTTAATGTTTTCCAAGTAATTATATCACCTCTTGTAAATGCATTAATTACTCTTTGTGTTTTTGATAGTTTCTTTCTACCCATGTTATAATCTCCTATGATTATTAAATTTTAAGTTGACTAATTTTATGCCTCGAATAGTCATATTGGCAATTACTTTGTGTAATTCTTTATTCATTATCTTCATCTTCATCTTTAATAATGTCTTTATTTCTTTTACTATGTAAAGTATCTGTTTCTTCCATATCTGATTCAAACTCTACCTCAACTTCATCTTCTTCAATTTCTATTATTTCACTAACCATTTCTATAACATCTGCCAAGAGTGGTGAATCAAATCTAGAATAATGTAAGTCTACTCCATCTTCTGTTTCTTTTTTTTCTGGTGACATTATCTGTTCAATAAATCCTTGTATGATATGTGGCATCCCTACTTGTCTTGATAAAGCACCTTTAATTACTTCTGATAAAAAACCTACATCTAATATAAACTGTTCGTCTGCAATATCATAACCATTTTCACTCATAGTGTGTATCATTTGCACCATAATATTTTCAGTTATTATATCAATCTTAGCAAGTTTTTCTTTCATTTGTAACTGAGAATTATTCTTATCTAATTCTCTATCATACTTCTGTTTAATCCAATTTGAAGTTTTATTATCGTACTTAACAGGGTCAGAACCCCATGGCCCGTAGATAACATTATCCATATTTTTGTCTTTTTCATCTGTCATGTTATAATTTTATTCTCAACTGGCACAACTGCACCAATGTAATTTAAATAGTTTTCTTTTATCTCTGGTTTAGGTTCATTAATAACAATGATATTACTTTCCTTAATATTCATTTCTTCGTTATCTGCAAAAGGAATAAAAGGTGAAAAGTATAATTTAGTTTCTGCACTACTGCCTGGATTTTGTGCCATTGGAATTAGTACAAAAGGTTTTGATATTGTAGTCATACTATCATCTGAGAATGTTACTTCTGCAACTATATCTTCACCTGTAGTCAGTCTTAATAATTTTACATCCATTATGTTATCCTTTTTCTGTTGATTCTTTTTCTCGGTTGATGTGGGCCTGGTGTTTCAGCAAACTTTCTCAACCACCTTTGTTTACCAGCAGCTTTTGCCAGTCTTTTCTTTTCACTTCTTTTAGTGTGAAATTGTCTTTCGTGAAAATCATTTAATCTACCATCATTTAAAACTTTCTTTTTAAAGATTCGTAATGCTTTATTAAAATCATCACCTACTTTTACACTTAAACCTGTAGACTTATCTTCTTTAATAGGTTTTTTCTTAAACTTTTTTTTCTGTTCATTACGAACTTGAAAATTTTGTCTAGGTTTATTTGAACTTGTTTTCAACTTATTTTGTGTCCTTTCTTACATTTTCATAGTAAATTTTTGCCTGTTGAATGTCATTAACATATACATCCCTAAACACTTCAATTGATTTTCTATTCATATCATTGTCTGGTAGATATAAATCTATAGAGTTTGCTTCAAGTAAATCTTGATATTCATCTTCTGGTAAAGTTTTGATAAACCCCTCAAGAGAATAACCATATTTTTTAACAAATTCATCTAGCGGCATTGGTGGATTTATACGAAGAGCACGACCTTGAGTTTGATTTGATATCTCAACAAGAGGTTCTTTGCTTTTATCTTTTTTGTCTGTTGTTCTCCAATTAAATTCTGTTTTGATTGTACGAACATTCATTCCAACTTTACCCTTTTCAACAACAATTAAAATTCTCAATGGGTCATTAAGGTCATTTAATTTTTCCTTAATTTCATCTTCATCTAACTTCATAAATGAACCATCTATTGCATATGCACCAGATACCTTTTTATCTTGTGTCATAAGTGCCACTACATAATCATTGTAATTAACATCTGTGCTTGATTGTAATATTGTTAAAGTATTGCTTAATACATATTCAATATCTGCTTTTGACTTACAACCCTTTCTTCCAGAAACTGTTAACATTGCCTTTTTAATCTCTGAGTTGTAAAGATTTACAATAGCTTCTTCGTATAAGTCAAGAATCTCAAAACTATTATTAACAAAATCTGCATCAAAAAATGTTACATTTCTAAGATAAGCTTGATGTGGTAATAATAACTTTTTATCTGGTATCTCATTTATTACCTCAAACTGCATACCTTTTACTTCAATTTTACCAACTTGTTCTTTGTTTGGTGTGGCAGTTAGACCATAAGTATGAGGTGTTCTTTTTGCTAATTCTGAACACCATTTAAATAATTTTGCCTCGTATTTTACAGGTACATTACCACTAACATCTTGATAGTTTGTATAACTTGAAATCATCCAAGTATGCGTTTCATCAACAAAAACTGCAAACAATCTATCAGTTTTCTTTAAATATTCTAACCACTTTTTTGAATCGTTACTTCTTGTTAAATCCGAGTGATTTGTTATAAGTAAAACTTTAATTCCTCTCTTTGCATATTTTAAAGCATCTTTTACTGTTTCAGCAATTTGCAATCCAGCTTTTTGTGCTGGCATAGCAAAATCATCTAAGTCAATAATACACTTTTGTGGTACTGTAACTGTAATGATTTCTACACCTTTACTAGCGAGTTCTGGTATAAGAACATTCGCCATGGTGAAAGTTTTACCTTGATTCATAGCACCAACTAATATCTTCATAATCCCCAACTTCTCTTGATAATCTGTTTCATTTATAAGATTTGTAAAAGGTTGAGTTAAATAATCTTGTGGTGTATTCATCACTTTCTTTTCTTTGTATTCTGTTATGTTTGTTACTTTCATATTGATACCCATTACGCCGCCTCCAACATTGACATTGGAACTCTGTATGACCTACCATTATCCATATCAACTACAGCATTTTTTAGTAGGACTTTCCTAACTGTGCCTGGCGTTTTCTTAGTTTTCTGTACC